ACTTAACTACATCAAAGGTATCACAGTCTTCCACTAACTCCTCAGAAGCATACAGAATAGCAGCTTTCTTATAGGCAGTAAGGGTCTTTTCAGTAAAGTCGGCAGTGGTAGTAGACTTAGCGGCATTCTCTGAAGTCCAACGCACTGTTGGTGTTGAAACCAACTTCGGGATCTTCAGAATATCACGCTTCATCGGAACCACTCGAACCAACTTCCTCATTATGTTGATATCTGCAATTTCACGGATCAACTCAGCTCTGAACTCGTCTGGGAAAAGATAACCACCATCGGCGGCAACTCCCTCAGACAGAGCCTTCAGTACTGCGTGGTCAGGACCTTCGGGTCTTACTAATGCTTTAAAGAACCCAACAATCGTCTCTTCTTTCGTAAGCTTGTCCACATCCTTCTTGGTATCAATAGAAGTATAAATCTGCTTTACTTTCTCACTTTTGCCAACAATTGTATTAATCTTTTCTTGAAGTGCTTTAAGATCTAACTTAGCACTAACTTTATTAGCCAACTTTTCCGCAGCTTCCTCTAAAGCTTCTTCAGACTCCTCTTCAGTTTCAGCTTCCTCTTCTGTTTCCTCTCCAGTCTCTTCCTCAGTTTCCTCTTCTTTCTTCTTTAATTCTTTTTTGTCCATTGTATTATTTACCTTTCTTTATTATTTTTCTAATAAGGTAGCCTACCTTTCTATCGACAGGATTGACTACCTTCTCTAAAGTCCGTCTCAAAACCTCTTCGTTAACAATAGGTTCTTCCTTGCCCGAGGCTCGGGGTTGACTTTCTTTAGGTTTCGACCTTTCTACTTCTGGCTTCTGCCCCTCTGTTTCCGCAGAAGATTTCTCAGGCGGTTCGGTCGCCTTGAGCAATTCCTCTAAAACAGAAATTGCTGTCTGCAAAGCAGAAACCGTTTTGCGAATTGTCTCCCGATTTTTACCTGACAAAACTCGTCCTTCTTTTAATTGAATTAAACTTTTAACTTTATCTCTAATACTAGAAATCAATTCTCTTTGTTTGATCAACTTTTCCAAACTCCTAAGTAATGCTTCTCCCATACTTATTCCATCCTCCTCAGCAATAACTTTGGCAAAATCAACTAATTCCCTCATATGAGCACCAGAAAATCCTTTTGTTTTTTCAACTACCTCATCTAATACTTTCCCATCTATTTTTTTAATCCATTTAACCAACATTGCCTTTCTAATACCTCTATTGGGCAAATCAAAACTTATAACATCATGGAATCTACCCGGCCTGTCCAATAAAGCATCTGGTAACCTCTCGGGATAATTAGAGGTAAGTACAGTAAACACTCCCTTATTCTGCCTTAAACCATCCATCTCTGTCTTTAAAAGATCAATCGCATAGCTATCCAACCAAGTATCAATATCTTCAATAAACAAGACAGACGGGGCAAGTTTTCTTGCTAAACTAAATGCTATTCTTAATGCTTTTAACGGATGAACTACATCAAAATCTCTAGATGATATCCAGATAAAGGTTGAATCTACATCATTCATTATTATTCTTCCTGTTTTTGTTTTCCCCGTACCAACTTCACCCACAAACAACATTCCACGGCTAACCATCTTTTTGCCCTTTCTCTTGGCAAAACTTATTGATTTCATTATTATATCCTTAGTACCTTTCTTTAGTATCAATCCTTCCCAACTATCTTTTGTCTTTTCAATAAACTCACCACTTAGGGCAAATCTTTCACCCCTTAGATAATTATTCTCTTCAACCCACTTATGAGCTCTTTCAAGTATCTCCTTATTCCAATTTCTATCTACGGTTTTACTTACTAATGATATATTAATACCAAACCAAGTTGGAGTATACTTCACTATTAACTTATTCCTACCTTTTACCCTGTAAAATCTAACACCGTCAATCAAGAAATCATCTGATTCTTTTGAATTTAATCTAATAACTTCATAAACGGGTGGTAGCTCCGAACCACTATAAGCAAAGTTTCTTGTATCCACTAAATCAAATTCACTTAAAATTGACTTAAATCCAGCTAGATAACTACCTAATAGTGGACTTGGAACAAGATAATTATTTTGGAAAATATCTTTTACTTTACAATCAAGAAACTTTGTAAATAAATCGTACTCAAAACTTGCTGGTGGTCCTTCTGCTGTTTCTACATCAAACACTTCTGACAAAGATTTATTCCATCTTTCAATTCTTATTTCTCTAACTCGTTTTTGCATTTCTCTAAATAATACCTTACTAACACTCACAATATCCCCAGCATCAATAATTCCTTGCTCATCCATTTTCCATAGTTCCTCAACCGAGTAATCCTTGAATTCTGGAGCTTCTTTATCAAACTGTTTGTAATGCTTGGCTAAATGATTATAAACTCCTTTCCTGTCTCCAGTCGGAAGCTTAACGCCACCTCTAGCACCGAATAAAGCAGCCATTCCAGCACTGACACCTCTCCAAACAACAGCCTGAGCACCATCTCCCTTATGGTGGGGCAACTTATACCATTTTCTTTCGCTAGCATCAAAACCATCAGCAAGATTATCTACCCAAGCATGCATCTTCATTAAACGAGTAGCATTACCGCTTGCTTTCTTTAATTCCTTACCAGCATTCCAAGACTCATCTTCGGGAGCTTTTGCTCCATCGCCGTGAATGGAATAAGGGATGACTTTCTTCTCTTTGACCTCTTTCTTTTTCCTATCACATTCTTCGCACTTTACTTCTTTCCCAGTAGCCGGTTCAAACATAATTCCCTTATGGTCTTTACAGTGCTTTTTAGCTTCGCTTACTGCCCAAACATCTTTAGGATACCTGTAACTTTGCTCAGTCAGTGTTGTTTCACCTTTCAACCTGCCCATTATAACATTGTACTGCTTACCGTTATGTCTTCTTTTCATTACCCTAAAACTATCGGGTTGAAAGGTATCAGGATTTTTTAAACGGCAAGCGTGAAAGTTTGGATAAGGTTTTTCACCTATCTCGAAAACATCTTCATCTTTAATTCTTACTCCTTTAGTTCTTTTAATTATCCAGCTTTTAACTTTCTTCTGATCTTCATCTGAATATGATTTACCGGTCAAAAGAGCTTCCCTTGAAGCAGGCACTGAAACAGCAGAAATTTCTAACAATTCTTGCCTTGTAATCACTCTCGGGTTCTTTTCCTCTCTCTCAAGAGGGATAAATCCAACCGAAAATGCCCTCATTATCGGAGGCTCTGATTGATACATCTCCTTATACTCTCTTGCTATCTGAGTAATAGTATGGAAAACTGGCTCAAATATAAGCTGTTTCCCTACGACTTTGATACTTTTGGCATAACCAATCGGCGGAGCCGTATAGTTATGTGCTGGCTGGATAACAGGATTTTGTTTATATGGTCCTAAAATCCACCCGTCAGCTTTCACGATCTCTCCTTGTCTGTCCTCCTTCTCACCAGAAGCAATGGCAATCAATTTACCCTTGACTTTCTTGGCGAAGGCTTTTAGGACTTTGTTAGCCATCTTTCTTACCTTTGAAAAAAATAACGACACAAACTACAGAGATTTGTGCCGTCGATTTTTTCGTAGGCTATTTAATTTTACTATCTCTCTTATCTTAAATAATATAAAATATCTTGTCAAGTCTATTCAATCAATTCTGGTACAAGAGTACAACGACATCTTGAGTGGAGTGGCGGATGCCCAACATCCTCATAGTCTAATTTCAACCCAAGAAACTCATCCCCTTTATCGAAAAAATTATCACCTAGGTCAACCAACTTCCCATCCAAAGACGAACATTCAAGACACGTTCTTTCATCAAAAGCGGTCAGCCACCTTTTACCCTCAACCACCCCCGATTCGATATAGGCCTCCTCGGTAGCGAAATTCATTGCCCTTGACGACTCTGTTCTGGCAATCGCGAATGCTCTACTCTTGGTACAGTTATCGAAAACACCGTTAATTCTCTTGACCAACTTCGGGATGCTCTCTCCTTCGGCTATTCCGGCCGCCAAAACTGTTCTAATCCTCTTATTCGTATACTTGTTAACTTCTGTCGAAAATTTAATTGTATTACTCTTCAAAAATCCTGTCACCCTTAGATTTTCTAAGTCGATTTCTCCATCCATACCTATCTGCTGAAAGGCTAATCCGCCCTCTTCTTTGATAATCTCCCTGAGAATAGGCGGGAAAACAATCAGGAATTCCTTACTCTCCTTACTAACATCTAATAAAACTCGTGGAATATCTACTTTAATTGACTTTCTCTCTAACTTAGCAAGAACTTTCTTCCTCTGCTTGTTAAAAATCGTAACTAATTCTTTCTTAAACTTTTTTTCAAATCTTTCTTCCACCTTAATCTGTTTTTCCCAAAAAATCTGTTCCCGACTTTTTGATAATCTATTTAGTATTTTTATCAACTTTTTTGATCTCATTTTTCTTTATTATTTTATTCTTCATTATTTTATTCTTCCTGAAATGCATCTTAATAATTTCTTTTAATGTTTCTTTAATTTTTTTATCCACTGTACTCTTTCGATTTTTTCTAGCTCTAAGGGCGATTACCTTTTCTGAATACTCTTCTTTGACCTTCCTATTCTTCTTTACTTTACCGACCGGTACAAGTCCACCTACTAATACTTTTGTCTTTTTTGGTCCTCCAACCGGTACAAGAGCCAACGGCAACATGGGAGCATCTCCATTTTCAATCGGTGGCAAACCCTCTAGTTCTCTTACTTCATTTATTGACCTCCATCCGTTCTTTAACGAATTCTCATACTCCCGTAATTTTACATCCAAATTCTCTGGTACCGGATCTGTAAAGTCGAGATATAAATCATCTCCGAAGAACGGTACCAAGAATTCATTAAGCTGCTCTACGATTCTCTGCATCTTCGGTCTGATAGTCCTTAGGGCAAAAACATAATCGGTTGCCTCAGCATTAGCCCTATTAACATCCTCGGTGATACCGATCGCCGTCTTTGGAACTCTAAAAACTGACAGTATCTTATCCCTTGAGAACTTCATCTGGTTCAAGAAATCCATATCTCTTTGTGATAGCTGCAATCTGTCGACCTTAAGTCCGCCCTCCAAAATAGCCAGCTTGAAGGCCTTGCTCACTCCTCTAAATTTCTTTTGCCACTGATCTCTTATTCTTTTGATTTGCTGATCGGTCAAACCTTTATCGGTACTTAAAATAATATCTGGTCTGGCTGCATTGTAAAAAAAGTTCAAATTCCACTTCTCGGCATAGGTGTCTAAATCAACTGTCTGAGCTACCGCTTCAAGGGTTCCTCTTCCTCTCAACGGCCTAAACGGATTTGGATACTTGATAAAAATTACTTCTTCTGGCTCTAACGGCAATTTCCTCATCGGACTCACTTCATACAGATAGCCACCTACGGTCTTTTCTTTATCAAATTTTACGGTCAACTTATCTGGCCTTAAAAGGTAAATGCCTGTAATCTCGCTGCCGTGCTTTTCCAAAAGCCAAGGAGCTTCTCCTGTCAATTCCAGATACTGCTGGGTCAACCAGAAATGGTCGAACTTAGTCGTAAAGTTATTTACCTTATAGAGCAGATCTAAAAGCGGGTGTTCGAAAATCTCTTCTGCCCCGCCTTTGGTTCGTTTATACAAATGTAATTTTATTGCAGCTACTTCATCTGAAATCACAGAAACACAAGCATAAACCCAGCTCTTAGCTGCTTTCAAATAATCTTCGGATTTCCAAGCTGGCGGAGATTCACCTAAAATAGGTTCCGGGAAACTTGCCTCGGGCACGTCATCCCAAGCAACTCCAGCCTTCTTCTTAGGTTGTATTCTTTCAAAGCCAAACTTATTAACTATACGGTCTAATAATGTCATAAAAATAAAAGGTCTAAATCGCCATGATTTAAACCTCTGGTCATTCCATTAGGTTATTTAATTAACTGGCTAAAATTCGCCGTCTAATTTTATTGTATCATCTAAAAAAACCTTGTCAAGTCAATTTATTTAATCCTCATCTTCATGGCTTAAACACTCACTTTTTCCACTATGAAAAAAAGAGTTATCCCCAAGTAAAATACTCTTCTTGGGTTCTACAATCTGATAAGGTCTCCCCCCCCTTACTTTAATACTAATTTCTCCATATCCCAATTCTCTGATAAAATCTATCAGTCTTTTTTCCTCTTTACATACTTCAATCACTCTAAGTTTTGGTTCTTTTATCTTTTCCATCTTGTATTTCCTTAATCAGATTTTGAAGTTCTTTAACGCTTAAACGACAATCCCATTTTTCTTTTATTTCTTTTAATCTCCTTTCTGATTCTCTTCTCCTTTCTAACGGATCTAAGAATTTCCTGAATTCCTCTGGATTCGTAGCTACGGGCATTCCTAAAGCCCAAGCCGTCGTCGTCTTATTGTTTGATTTGTAGGCAAAGCGACCTTTCTTATATTCTGGCATCAGAACAAAATCACACTTCAAAATCTCCTTGTTGACAGTATCCAGCTTCCACCTCACGTTCTCGTCAGCTTTGTTGTACGGCGGTCTTTGATCGGAAATGACTACTAACTTCACATTATGTCTTTTTAGCGTCGCCATAGCTATATCTAAAACTTTAGTATTATCAGAATAACCAAACCAGCATACTTTCTTGGCTATACCCTTATGGACTTTGTGCTTGCTGTGAAACTCCAAATCCTGCCGGTCAGGAATAGTAATCACCGGCTTATCGGTCAGCTGCCTTATGTAGTCTCTTATCATATCTGTCGAACAAGTTACCGCATCCACTTCGTCAATCATATCTTTAATCGGCTGACTAGCCAACCAGTCTGCGTCGCATAAATCAAGAATCTTAATCCCATTAAATACTTGAGCGTATTGGGGGAAATATGTCTTTTGAAAAATCAGTACGTCATACTTTTCACCTTGCCTGAATACCTCGGCCCCCGGCCAATACTTAATTAACCAATGACCCCTGATACGAGAACTACCAGTATACGGTTTGTTGTGCCAATTCTCGAATAGTAAAAAACCTATCTTCATAATTTTTAATTTTTTCTAATAACTTTCTTTTTCTTATATTGACTCCTCTTTTTATTCTATGGTCTCTCCTGCTCGTCTTTTTCGAGTGATGCCCATGCCAGAACTTCGGATGAGCTTTTCTCGCCTTTCTTGCCATCAGAATATCTCCTTTCCTAATACATTTTTAATCAAGTCTTTCCAATCATTCTGGTATCTACTAATGTGGAACTCCTTGATAGCAGTCTCTCTCCCCCTCTCTCCTATTTTAACTGTTTCTTTATAATTATCTATACACCAAGCAATTTTTTTTGCTACCTCTTCCGGATCATCCACTATAATAAAACCATTGACCCCATCCTTGATATATTTCGTTATGTCGTGATGTCTTGTTGTCACTATACAACATCCTGATAACATTGCTTCAGTTCTACATCTTGGCATCGGAGAACCATAAGTCGGATTAAAATAAACTAACGATCTTCCTAAAAAGTTCCTATAATCATCCCAACTATTAACAGGTTTCTCTTCTAAAATCCAAACATGCGTAATACCATATTTTTCTCTTAATGTCGCCCTGACATTTCCATACAAATGCCTGCCGTAATACTTACTTCCCATTCCTCCCGGAGAGATAAAGGTTGTTGCCCTTGGTTCTTTCGGTAAGTCCCACCATTCGTCAGGATCAAGTCCGTGAATGATTGCTTTTCCCCAGCCCCATTCTCTCTGTGCTTGACAGGAATTAACAACCATCTCTGCCACACCATCAAGTAATTTTCTTATTTCTTTTTTAGCCCACTCTTCCCCATCCTTAATACTTGACGGAATTGCATCTATCCTTTCTCTATTTTCCTTGTCTTCCATATCTATTCCTTTAGATCGGGCAACTTCTCTCTGATACATAGTCGGGAACATCTCCGGATAACAAATCGAGCCGTGATTTATGACAATTATCGGAATATCAGTAATCACAGACCTCATATCGTCAAACAGTCTTCTTTTGCCTAACTTTGGTTCCAGAAGGCATTGCTGGTCAATGTGCAAGAGAGCAAAATCATACTTTCCTTTTTCGTAATAAGGCACCCAGTTCAAATTCTCAGGCATCGGTCTAGCCTGCTCAGACCATTTTCGGGTATGATTTATCAAATAATAAAATTCTAGATTCGGAATCTTTAACAGTTCGTATTGATGTGAAATATGCCACGGTGTCGAAAAAACTTTTATTTTATCGTTCATATATCTCCTCAAAAACTTTAAATAATCTATCTAATTGTTCCTTCTCGGTCGGTAACGGTTTCTTAAGCGGATAATACTGCTCCATTGCCTTCTCTATAAACTCGGCACCCCTGTAAACTACATTATCCCTTTCATTATCCTCTATGATCAGCTCGTCGTTTATGTAGTTCAAAAACGGATACCAACTGTAAGCTATAACGTTACAACCTAACTTTAACGCTTCTACCACAGACCCTATGCCGCCGCACAGAAAAGGCGTAAAATAAACTCTCGACTGATTAAGTTCGTTCATCAACCAATCATGGGGAACGGAACTTCTCCAAGTCTTTCCTCCAACACCAACAGGTAATAAGGGAAACTTAGCTGAATCTTTAACCCTCTGGCACAAGGATATATTCTTGCCCTTCTTGCCGCACTTGACCACGATCGTCATTGCCCTCTTTTTCTTAGCTCCGAACGGTATCGGCTCCGGCAGCTTGTAAAACATCATCGAAATCTCCCTGATGTTCCCGTTATCTCCATAAAGCTTTTTGGCTAATTCTGCTTCGCCACCTTCCCAAGAAATTACTGCCTTCGCATCCTTGAATACTCTCCACTCTCTTCTTAACAAGACCTCCCCTCTTGACTTCAGGACTTCGTCTCTTAGTCTTTCCGGCTTTTCGCCAAGAATTCTATAATACCTATGCCCCCACAGTTCTACTAAGGCGTTCCTCGCCATAAAGCTTCCCATGTCATAGACCACGTTCCTGAACAGATTCAAGACCATATCGGCTACCAAAAAACCGTTAGCATAAACGATATCTGGCTTGAACAATTCAAGTGCTTCCTTGACTTCCTTTACGAATACATCGCTAACTCCTACATCATACTTTGTATATCTACTTACTACCATCATTTCACATCTTTTTTTCATCAACTCAATCTGTCTGACTAAACGGTGGTTCCAATGCCCCAATCCACCCCTGCCATACGGATGAAGAAAAAGTACTCTCATTTTTTGTAAATCTCCATTAACTTCTCAGCATAATTCTCAATGCTGAAATCTTTAATCAGATGTAAAGCGTTATCCCTCAACTTGACTCTTACATCCAACCTATCAAAAATATTCTTAATAGTCTTTCCTAACCTTTCATAATCTTTCGCCACATCGTCCTTGATAAACCAGATGTCTTTTTCGTGAGTACACCAATCTTTTGCCCAGCCGACTTCAGTAGACAAAACAGGAATACCACAAGCCATAGCTTCTAATACCGGCAATGGACCTGTTTCGTAATGCGGCTCGCTGATACAAACATACAGATTCATAAACGAATAAAAGTTGTTCATCTGTACTTCCGGCAAAAGCGTTACTAACTTCATGAACTTGTAATACTTGACTTCCCTGTTAATCCTCTTCAGTATCCTTGAGTCGTCCACGTAGCCGCAGGCAATTAACTGTAACTTAACCGAACCCATCGCATCGGCTAACGTATTAAACCTCTTATGCTCTACTATTCTTCCGACATGACCAACGGCATTCGGATTCGGCATCTTAAACTGGTGGTAATACTTATTCAAATCAATCCCGTAAGGAACGTAATGAACTTTCTTATGCCTTTTGGACATCTCTTCCAGACAGTACTTAGTCGGACAAATAACATCATCAAATGGACTCCAGTCTATTTCATCGAAGCAATGCTCGTTATGGACTGAGATTATCTTTCTAATACTTGGTTTCATCCTTCCGACCACCAAACTAGCAGATTTTACTTTGTGAAAATGAACTACATCATACTTATTTGCTAATTTATCTGTATACTGCACGTTTCCTTCTTTCTTAGAATAACCGGTATCCAAATACCTATGCTCCTTCGTATTAAAATAAGCAATATCAACGTTATCGTATATTCCTGATAACGGCTTACTTAGACGATCTACCGCCCAGCCGGGACGGTCTGCTACTTCTAATATCTTCATATTTTTGTTCTCCCTTTACCCTCTCCAATATGCGTAATCTCATCCAAGATACCAACTACCTTACCCATCCTTTTATTCGCCATTGACATCTGCCAGTCCTGACTCTTTGTGCCTAAAGTTTCCATCTTTTCACCTTTATTATTATAAAGATTATCAAAAAGTCCTAAAAAATATTCTGTCTTAAAAACCATATTCTGACCCCTTGCTACTTCTTTAATAATAATATCTCCATCTTTCCTCAAAACAGGATGCTCCATTGCGTTATAACCACTAGCAATCCCTATCGGTTCTTTAGAATCAAATATCTTTAACACTCTGTCTATCCAGCCCTTTTTACCAGTCGTGTCTGACTCAACGATATTGACATATTTCGGATACCAATGCCTTATTTTATCATCTTTCCTATGACCAGCATAAGTGGGCAGAATCATCTCCATCCACAAGACCACGTGCTTCATATAACCCCATACAGGACCGATATCGTAATTCCACTTAGTCAGCCACAGGAAATCTATCTTATCCCTGTACCGAAGGTAAAAATCTAAATTCTTCATTTCCTGATCTATGACCAGTAATCTATCCTGCTTCCTAACATTCTCTAAAAGATTAGGAAACGACTTCTTGATAATCTCACGTCTGCCATAAGAAAAGAAACATATCAAGTTGGAATCATTCATAGTTCAAACAATCCCTTGTGCCGTAGCTTAAAATCCTCAACCATCCTTCTGATAGTCCCCAAAGACAGCTTCATCTCGGCAGTGTAATCCTCAAAGCCAGCGTAGAACTCCTTGTTATAATTCTTAAACGGCACTTCCTTGTGAGTCATATCGTACAGCAAATAGCAATTCATCCAATAGCCGGCACTCTGCCAAGGGAACAGAGCCACTTTAGTATGCTTTTGAGTATTCTCATCCTCTAAACTACGAAACTTACGACGGTAAAGCGAGGAAATAGTACTCATGTGGACATACTCGTTGTCATTTGTCTGACGAATCGCCAGAAACTTTTTAGCGAAATGGAAATAATCTAAACTGAACTTTGCCATTACATCCATCCATCCTGTCTCAGGGAGCTTTCCAAGAGGCAGAAATTCTTCACCAGCATTATAATTAAACGTGCCGAAAGTAAAACCATCTTTATTTATTTTGTCAATGACATCCTTTCTCCAAAAAGACATAAAAGGATTCAACCTAACTGTCCCGTACTTGTTCTGACACATCACAGCAATACTGACGGGATAAGCGTGCAGTCCGGTCGAGCCAATAGCATCATACTGCTTATTCAAAATCATATCGCGGTGCTTACTGACACTTCCTTTCCTGTAAATATAGGTATCCGAATCTAAAGTCATCAGCACCTGACCAGTTACTTTTGGATACAATCTGTCAAATGCTGCTCCCTGTCTGATTTCAGAAGGCACATCGTCTACAAAGCTGACCTTGTCGTCATCTTTCCAGAGATCGATTATAAAGTTCCTGATCAAATCATTTCTGCCATTGACATTTATAAGTACTTCGTCTACTTCATCTTTCCAACATTTATCGTATGTCCTTTTTAATAAAACTGCCGGATAAGGATTACAGACGAAGGCTATCATTACAGATATCTTTTTCATTTTCTCGGCACCAATCTTATTAAAACATTTTTCCTTTTATCATACTTCTTTTCTAAAATCTTCCACTTCTTATCTGTATAATATCCATACTCTTTTCCCAATTCAGTATCAGGGTCAAAATAATCAAAACTCTTAATATCGAATCCGTGATTCTTATGCGTAATGTCTACATTGAAATTCGGATTCTGCCAGCCACAAGCTTTCAGATTTAATATTGCACCTCTATCATGCAATAAATCCCAGCAATTATCCATAAAATTTATTGGATCATTTAAATGTTCTATAACATCCCAAGCTCTTATCTCATCAAACTTCAACATCCATCCTTTTTCAATTTCACTCTCAAATAAAATCTCTGGCTCAAGAATCTTTCTCCAATTTTTCTCATTCAAATCCCAAGTAATATCAATCTCCGGTCTATGCTTCCTTAAATCGTGGTTGATATAACCTTCTTGTATATCATTTCCTGCTCCTAAATTAAGTTTAATCATTTTTTTGGCTTCATTAAAGCATTGATAATATAAAGAACGCCTTTATTATTACATATACTTTTAACTTTAATTAGTTCCCAAACTCTATAACCATATCTTTCCCAATTATCTTCTCTTTTGAAAAAACCAAACCAAGCTGGTGTGATTGTTTGAAAATGAACGGGGTTAAACGCACCCTCCCAAAAACCATGAGGCACAATAATTTCTATTATCCCATCGGGTTTCAAAACTCGCCAACATTCATTAAGACAATTCTTAACATCTTTCAGATGCTCAATAAAATGATTAGCTAAAATATAATCAACTGAATTATCTTCAAACGGCAATTTATCTTTTTCTAAATCAACAACTTTATTAAATCCAAAATCTATTTTATCAATTCCTATAAATCCCTCTTTTATTTTATTACCACATCCTAAATTTAATTTCATTTCCACATATCATATCCAAAATGCTCTGGCTTTATATTCTCGACCCTTTCTCTAATAAACTTCGAGTGCTCCTCCAGTTTCACATTAATTCTGCCATCCCTTTCGCATAGTCCGTACCTATGCTTCATCGTACTCATAAATAACCTGAACATTCTGCCTGCCGGTGCCTTGTAATCCTTCCTGCCGTGAAACCTCTGCAAGGAGCTTTCAAATCTTACCCTCTGGTCAATAACCTGTTTCTTGGTCATAAAAGTAAAATCGTAAGTGTACAGTTCTATATCGGCCCGGCAGACTCTGACATTAGACATCTTGACAAACTCCCCAAGATGTAGTCCGTCTGCTCGAGTCGTATTCCTTGCTATCGGCCACAGGAAGCTAGCACCCGGGGGACCTCCTACGTTTCTCCCTATACCATAGCAGACCGACGGATATCTTTTCTTATAAACAACAAACGGGAAGTGGGCTTTTCTGAAATACCTACTGACAGTAACGAAATTATATTTATAAACCTCTAATGCTGGTAAATCGCAACTAGCTAATGCTTCCTTTAACTTATTAACGTTGTCTTCGTAAAAAACATAATCTACATCAAACTTGAAAGCCCAGTCGTACTGACAATTCTCGTAGCCAATCTGCAGGTTTCTTGCCAGAATAGTCCAGTCGAAAATATAACCCCACTTGTTTCCCTGAATAATCTTAACCTTATCTATCTTGGCTATCTTCTCCAGACTGCCGTCGGTTGAACCCCCATCGACCACTATTACCTCATCACATAGATTAGCAAAAGACCTTATACTTTCAAGATAAGGATACCCCATCCTTTCTGGATTCGTAATGTTACAATGTGCTGATATTCGCATACTTTTTGCTTTCTTTTTTATTGCCTCTGGGTCTCCTTTGAAACTTATAGTCATAGCTGTCTTAACCGATCTACTAAATCAAAATCAAAAACATGTCTTCTTCTACTTCTTTCCCTTTCAACCTCCTCATTGTTTTGAAAGAAGCCGTGCATCCCAACTACCAAGTAGTTCGTAAAAGCGTGGGGACGGATTTCATCCAACCTCCAAGCTGCTGTTTCTGGTCTTAATCTATCTAACTTATCGATATATCTTTTAATAATATCTAAAGCCCTTTTTCTATAAAGAACTGGGTTGCCAACTCTGACATCATTCTTGTAGAAACAATACATACTATACTGCACCATCATAAACCCCTCGAATGCGTCCTTTACCTCTTTGATACGCTGGTTCGGTATCACATCGGCATCAATCCTTAGACAATCCTCGTTAGCCATACTGATAAACCTCTTATACTTATCAAACCATTTCTCCTGCCCATCCAGTAAAACAACCTCAAAACCATACTTCTTGAGTTGTTCACAACATATCTCTGTAGTCTTTTCGCCTATACTTGTTACGTAAGCCTTCATTTTTTTACCGCCTCAAATAAGTATCCTATCTCGTTATGCCAAGGATAACTCCTACTGGGGTGCATCCCTTCTCTGCTGAACCAGTCCTGTATTCTCTGTCCGTAACCATGAACTTCGTCATTCTGTACTCTTGGAAACTCCGACTTGATCTTAAACCCAGCTTCTTCCAATAACTTTAGTGCTCCCCACCGCGTATATCTCAAATAATCGTGTCCTTCTGGGGCGTGGTGGGGATAAATAAAGGGAAACGAGATATACAAAATCCCACCTTTTTTTAGTAAATCATACATATTACATAATGCTCTCCAAGGCTCCCACAAATACTCTGCTACCTCTAAACAGAAAATAATATCAAATTGTTTTTCTTTATAAATCTCTTCTGGCGGAGGACTAATATATAATTCCGGTATAATTTGACTTACAACCATCGTATCTTGAATATCTCCAACAATATCTGGCTTCTGTTTCATATCCTCTAACTCATTATCTAAAATCAAATACTGTTTTACATCCCAACTCTTAGTTCTTCCTTTAACAGGATTGCTCCCTCCCCCCACATCTAAAACTTTATCTGCCTTGACATCAATAGTCTTTAACCAGTCCTCTAATTGATTACGAAAATATGACAAAATCTACTTTTGATTTTCAACTAAAGAAATAAATAATTTCTCTAATTGCTTCTCTTTAGCCCTTGTTCTCGGATGATGAGCTTGGCATAAAGTTATGCCATTGTTTATTTTATATCTTAACTTTGGATATTCGTTCCAATTCTTAATATGATGAACTATATTATACCCTAAACATTTTTTACTTTTTAATTGACAGATATTACTATCTCTTTCCTTTACTTTTTTGACCCATTGTAAATATTCAGGATCATTTCTTAAATTTCTTCTTAATAATTTCCTATCTTCAATCCAGTTCCAATGCCTCTTACCACTAAACTTTTTAGCAAATTCTGGTCTCTTTTTACCCGAAAAATGATGCTTTCTTTGACCACTCTTGTACTGATACAACATTTCTCTTCTAATTTCTTCTTTTCTATCTTTTGTCAATATCCTACCCTTATTACTTCTACCGTTCTTATTACCTTTTAATTTCTGACTAATTTTCCTTTTTGTTTCTTCGGATAATTTCCATCCAGTTCTCACTATCCTAAGATTATCTATAAATTTCTTAGATTTTTTCTTACCTTTTAAAGCTTTACTAATATTCCTCTTAATTTTCTGTGGTCTTTTACCAACTATAAATTGTCCTTTTCTATTTCTATATTTCATAAGCTAAAATGCTCCTTTACTTCTCGATGATTTATAAGTAAATCCTCTAACTTGATAGGATTGATTCTTTTTGTATAGCAATTCTCTTTATTCTTAATAAAAAGATTAACGTTACTATCAACACCGAGAAAATCTAAGATTCTTTTCTTTTCTTTATCTGGTAATGTCTTACTATTCTCTCCACCATCAGTCAAATCTTCATAAAAAACTGTGATGCTTCTGAAATTCTTAACCATATCAGAGTAAATCTTTACCATGTCATCTATGTACTTTTTTTCTCTAATCAGCAACTCCAACGGCAATCTTATGGGCGGAACCCTATTCATGCCGAGATGCTGAGAGATAATAGTTCTCAAACTATCCTTTCTAATCATATGAATTATTGAAAAATCAAGATCGTGAATCGCTTTCAGTATCTGGTGGTTCAAACAGTTATATTTGACGTCAATGCCTACTGCCTTGTACTGGTTGTTACTAGCGAGTAAATTCTTGAGGTACTTAGGTATATGTATTCCCAGACGCGGGTCTTCGTTTAGTGACTTTCTGTAGCTTTCTGGAAATTCGGCATCGTGCAAGAATACCTCATCAAGACACTTAATCTCTGGATGCGAATTTAGACACCCTCTTAAAAAATTAGTCCCAGACCTTTGAATTGCTAAAATTACAAACTTGGTCATACTTTAATCTCCTTGAATCTAACCTTCTCTTTCCTTAGTTTTCTTAAAAGATACTCCTCAATAATATATTCATTATTCGACAGGCAATGAATAGGATATTTATTATTCTTTATCAATATACCGAAACCCCTTACCTTATCTTCTCTTTTAATTTTAATTCTTCTCATAAATTCATTTTCCAAAGTTTAAACTTCATATCGATTATATCCTTTCGTCTATTCAAATCCCACTTATGGGCTGACTTTATCTCCTGCACTTTAGCCTCCTCAATAAACCCTAAGTCAAACCCTTGTGACTGAAATCTTGACCTGATTTCCTGACTCATACCGCCATACTGATCAATCCTTTCATTAAGCATCCCAGCGTTGATAAAATGCTGCCTTTTGACGCAAGACCAGTTCTCAACGAAGTTCCTCTTTCCTTGCCCTTTATCACCCCAAAGCCAGAACTTTTCATCTTTTGTATAACATAACATAACTTCTAAAAATTTTCTGATAGCATCTCGTTCTGGGGCAAGCCTAGAATCACAGAAAACTAATATACTGCCCTCTGCCTCGATGACCCCCATATTTCTGGCCATTGCCAGATTATAGCCGTCCCGACGAGTATTCAAATACTTGATACACATATCCGGATGACTGCTTCTGTAATCCATCACCACCTTCTCCGTATCATCAGTAGAATTATCATCACAAATGACTATCTCGATATTCGGATACGTCTGCCTTTTCAAAGCACTTAAAATCTGTAAGACCTGCTCCTTTCTGTTATAAGTCGGTACGATAACCGAAACTAGCCTATCGCCTTCAGTCCCCCGCGGATACATAACACGATGATAAATCATAGAATACTCTCTAGACATTTTTGCCTCGTTCATGTTCTTGACAGTCATCCAGCCTTCGTGTCTTAACTTCTTTCTGAATTCTTCGTCCTCAACCATCGTCTTCAATTTGTTCTTTATATCATCTTGATTTCTCAACTCCCAACCGCTATCATTCGGCTCTGGATTATTAAAATCTAACATGATGGCATTCTTACCATCTTGAACTATATCTCTGGCTAAACCAGAAGGAGTCGTCAAAACGGGGACACCAACTGCTAATGCCTCTAAAAATGGTAAAGTTCCAGTCTCTCGTCCTTCCCACGAATTGCCGACATAAACGGTCATCGTTGAATAAACTTCCCATCTCTTCTCTTCTGGCACGTTCAAATGAAGCTCCACGGTTTCATTCATCTTTTTCTCTCCGCCCATAGCCTGCACAATCTCCTTCCAGTATTCCTCGTCGTCACGCCTGCCCATAAATATCAGCTTGTATCCTAACTCTTGACAGGCTAAGGCGACCTGTTCGATATGCTCATTGACCTTTCTTAATCTCGTCTCAATGGATTCTGTCATGGTCCCTTTATCCTTAAAAGGCCTGAGGTGGCTTTTACCTTTGAATAACCCCTTCCTTTAATAAATAGTCTGTGGCTGGCTCCCTTGCTAAGGATTCTTCTTAGCTTGGAAATATTTACTGGCATAATTAGCTTTTTCTCACTATTTTTACAGTATATTTCTTCATGTCCAGGGTCAAGTGATACATCTATCTTTTTACCCTCAATCTCAGTN